GACGCACGTTCAGACTTGAGTTGACCCCACCGCGTGAACAGCCTGTCGCGTGTTGGAGCGTTTTCGTACGAGTTGTTGTCGCCAGTGTATTGACTCATGTTTATCCACCTAGCAGCGAACTGCGTCCGAGCGCGAGCGAGTTCGGGTCAACACCTGCCGGCCCGGTAAGCATTGTTCCTGACGGGCCACCACTTGCTGCCCTCGATGCACCCGCCATAATGCTGTTGACATCGGGCGAGCGGCGGTTGGCAGCGTTGATTGCCATCTCGCTTTGACGTTGCTGCGAGGTTGCTGCTGCCGTTGCTTGGGTCTGCGCCTTCTTCTGCTGACGGGCTGCGTCATCTTGGGCCGCTTTGCCCTGAATTGCAGATGCTGTTGAAACACCAACACCCGCTGCTGCCGATGCTGCCATTACGCCAAGTGCAATTGATGAAAATGCTGGCATTAGAGTTCCTTTACATATGTTCGTTCGCTTAACTGGAATCCCATCCGAGTGAGCATCCGCTCCACGGTGGTGTTGACCATCAGGTCTGACATCGTTGCGACCTGTGCGCCTTGTTCCTTTGCCCACGCCTCGTAAGCCTTGACAAGCAGGATTGCTGCCCGGCTACCCCGTGCGTCTTCGTTGACCCACCATGCGAGTTCGTGCGCCATCTTGACACGGGGGCAGAACCAAATGGGGTTGATGATTGCGCCGAGCATGGCAACGACTACGCCACCAAGGTCAGCAACGAACACACACCCATGTTCCATGAGCGCGTGGATCGCGGCTTCCAGTTCCGTGTCGGTTGCGTTGATCATCGCGGCGTGTGGCGCGAAGTTGTGGAATTGCCTACTCATATGCGTAAGAACCTCCACATCGTCAATTGTTGCGCGGCGAATCGTCAGCATAAATTAGCCCTCTACACCGTGCATACGGGTACTAGACAACATGTTTGTACGGGTCATACTCTTCGTTCGCAGTTGACTTGCGCTTGTACTTGTCGAATAAGGATCGTTTACGAACCGGATACGCAAACGTCAACGCAAGCGCATCGGCAAGGTCAGGTGATGCGCCACCTTGCAAACGCTTCTTGATCTCGTCCTTTGACTCAAGCACCTTGCGACCAGCCTGGTCAAACCAATACACAGGCGTTGCCATCTCTTGCTTCAATTGAACGTCATTCGGTATCTTGCCACCCTGCTCAATCCATTCCTTCATGCCCCACCACATCTCGGTGCGTCGATTGACAAACTGATCGGGCTGAATTGCGCGGCCACCAAACGGCACTTCGATGGGGTCGAAGTCAAGTTGACGCAACCTGTCAATTACTCCTGCGCCTGCACCGCTGTCAACAAACACCGCGTCCGGCTCCCAGGATTCCATGACCGCCGCAACGCGAGCGGCAAGTTCCATGTTGTCAATGCCCCTGTACACAAGGGGTGGAAACGCAACAAGACCCTGACGCTTGAAGATCACGCTGCGGTCATCACCAAACCGAGCAGGGTCAACGCCAATGATGCGGGGTGATCCTTCAATGTCCTTGTCCGTATATTCGCGGCTTGCTGCAAGTTCAGCGTCTGACAGGCTGATCAACTGGTCATCGCCGGCAGCGGCAAAGTCGCACAGGTACTCGCGAGCAAACGCAGTCTCAGGCATGTCGCGCTTTAGGCGTTCGACTTCTTTGGGATCAATTGCCTGGGTGTCGTAAACCGTGTACCGAGCGGCGTTCCAATCGGGCAACGACTGTGCGCGGTAGTACAACTCGCTGAACAGGTTGATACCTGACGGTGTCCCGATGAACATTGCCCAGCCCTGACGGTCAGACAATGCCGGCTGAATGATGTCGTTCCACACCTCCGGCTTGACCTGCGACACCTCGTCAATCACGCAACCGTCAAGGCGCACACCGCGCATTGCGTCGGGGTTGTCACCACCGAATATACGGATGACGCACCCGTTGTGTTTGAACGTAACGAGTAGGTCGCCCTCGTTGATGTCAATGGCGTTCTCCATGAGGAGTGGCGCAAGTTTCTGTTTGAGCCGCGCCCAGGCGATAGCCTTGGCTTGCTTCAGGAACGGGGCAATGTAGAAGAACAGGCCGAGTTCCTGTTTAAACCGGATCGCCTTGTCAATGAGTTCCATGATGGCAAGTTCGGTCTTGCCAGCGCGACGGTGCAGGGCAAGCACAGTGAACCTGCGCTTACTGACATGGCATGTCCGTTGCCATGCTCGCGGCTTGTACTGCAAACTGACGGTGCGAGCCATTACCGCTCCGGTACGCCTGTTGCCACCATCAGGCTGATGCCACCGGAATGGTTCATGTCAACGCGCTCTGCCCATCTAGCGGGGTTCCACATCCGAAGGCACTTCATCCGGGTATCGACCTGCAAACGCCTCCAAGCGGCTTGTACTGCGTCTGTAGGCTCTGTGTCGCACAGGGTCTTGCACTCCTCAAGCATTGCCTCTTGTCCCTTGTCACGGGCGACCTTATAGAGTGCAGCAAATTCCTCGTCTTCCTCTTTCCATAGGTGAACCGTACGCACATCCGGGTTGCCTTTGCGGTTGGCAAACTCAAGCAGGGTTCCACCCGTTGACAGCCAATCAAGTACTTCCGCTGCTTTGGGGTTGTGCATGACCGGGCCGCGCTTCGGCTTGCCCACTGGTCGCTTGATCACAGAGGTACTGGGTGACTTTTTTGTAAGCGCGAGGGATTTGTGCGCGTCTTTCATAGTTGCATAGTTTCTGTATGGTGGACTTTGATAGTTTGAACATTGACGCTAATTTGCCGTAGGAAAGCCCTCTTTCCTCGCGTGCGTCTCTTATGCACTGTACTGCATAATCTGAGATTCTTGCGTTGTGATGCGATTGCCCGATGCGATAGCCGTCTTCATTGACAGCGACGATGGCTATACGCTTGATGATCATGTGCGTTTACGCAGGACGATGTCAAACCCTGCTGCGCCGGCAATGGCAAGCGCAGAGTCAAACGCTGGCTTTCGTTTACCGATCACCGTACCAGGCGTACCAAGCAAGCACCTCACCGTGTGCGCTCGAAGTATCCCTGCGCGATCCATTGCAACCGCAAGTTCCCCGCGTGTCGATCCTTGCGACTCAAGTGTCTCGCGGATATGCGTTTTAAATTCGTCGTAAGTGTTTATTGTCATCTACGTCAGTATATAAGTCAATCGGTTTCCCAATATACGAGATCGCCTCTTTTATAGAATTTCATTTGATCAACGTATTTCTTGGTGTCAACGAAATGCTTGTCCTTGACAGTGAAGTGGTTGTTGGGCAACAGCAAGAACCAACCTGCGTCAGCAATGATCAGGCTGAGTGGCTTGTGTTCTGCTGGGTAACGCGAGTAACCATCAGCCCAATCAATCACAATACCTGTGTGAATGCCTGACACCTCGGCGCGAAACGCGTTAACAGTCAAACCTTCAAGTGCCTTGAATTGCACGGCTTCGATGTTGTTTCCCATTGCTCCCCACGGCTGCGAGGAGTCATCGAAGTCGGGGTCAAAGGATTCGGTCGTTGACAGCGCGTGAAGCGGCAGGCCTGACCAGTGCGCTCCGGACGCGAGGATCACATGGCAAGACAAGTACTGACCGGGTCGAGCGTAGATTGCATGCCACATACCGGGCGTTGTGCCGGCTGGCATGTTCGGGCCGAGGAATTGGTTGTCAACTTGCACATAGAAATGGTTGGGTAGGTTGGTGTGTCGCATTAGTAGTCAGGAGATGAATCGTCAAAGAACCATAGCCACAAGCCGCATGCGGCAAGGAAGATCAAAGCAATTGGTACGGCACAAAGCGTATGGATCATGCGGTTCCTTGCCGTGAGGGTACGGGTCTGCGGGAAACTGACAACACGCGACCGGGTTCCTTGGCGTTTGGATCTTTTGCCCACTCTGTCAACAATGACAATTTTTCGGTAAACCAATAGATTTCTTGCAGGGATAGCGCATATTCCTCACGGTAGATCTTGAGTACGGGATGAAAGATCTGTGCGCTGGTGCGGTACGGGGTTGCTTGAATGACAATGCCGTCATGGTCAACAGCGACAAACCCTGTCTTTGTTTGACCAACGGTAAAGCCTTCATGTTCTAGGTACATGACTGCTCGGACGATTCTTGCCTTATTGCGGGTAGTTGGATACATCATGTGTTAACTCGTATAGTAAACTCACCACAACACAATGGCAATCCTAAAAAACTACAATCCTGCCCTTCACGACATTCATCTTTACTTTCCTGCGGCAACACTCATGCCGCTTGTCGGTGGTGAACAGAGGGGGTTCAACCCGTCATGCCAGGGCGCAGCGGTCGATTGGTCAGGAGTGTCCCTGCGTCCACGCGCATTTGCGCGAGAGTATTCTGCATTGTTACGAGGCAAGTTAACTACTCCGTACATTGCGGAGAACATCAACTTTTGGAACACCACCAATCCTGCCGCTGTTCTTATATCACCAAAGCACGCTTTGATATGTGAGCATTACCGGGGGGCAGGACGGCCTGTCGGTGACAATGAAACCTACACGTTCCTCGGCAAGTCGGGAACACGTCATACTCGCAAGGTGGTAAAGGTCACCTTTGCCATTGCTCCTGACCACACTCTATTAGAGTTTGAGTCAGCGTTTCCTGCCGATGATGTTTGCGTCTATGCGTACATTGCTGACGCTCGTTACATCCCGCTTACTCATGCCGTCTGGGTACATGAATGCGAAGGCAAGGCATACAAGATGTCTATGGGCAAATCGTTTGTCAACGCTGCCGACGTGTGCAATGGGTTTGGTGTTGTGCCAATTATGGACGGTGTCAATGAAGGCGCACAGGCTGGTGGTTGGCCGGTCATTTGGGGAGGGGATAGCGGCAGTCCTGCGTTTGTCATTGATTCAGCAGGACGCACCGTATTTGTGGGACTTATGAACGGTGGAATGCAAGTCAATGTTCCTGAAATGGCTGCAATCAACGCTCAACTTAAGCCGCACGGCTACTCGGTAAATCATGTCAAGTTGTCTTCCAAAGTCGAAGACCTGAATGACGATGGCAAAGTTGATGGTGCAGACCTAGCAATGCTGCTTGCCGCATGGGGTAATGGGAACATCTTCATGGATGTCAACGGAGATGGCAAGGTAGACGGATCAGACCTTGCTCAACTGCAAGCGGCATGGGGTGCGTACACCATGACCCGCAATGTGCCAGCACCTGTGGCCGCACCAGCACCTGTAGTTAAATCAACAAGAACAAAGAACCCTCGCGGCAAATAGCCTGGCTTTGTTGCGGGTGGTTGGGTACATCATGCGTTTGTTCCCTGCACAGGCCGTCTTGATGTTGACATCTTTCGGGTGCATTCCTTGCTCTTGGGGTCGTTAGCCCACTTAATTAGAATTTCCATCCGCTCGTCAAACCAATGCGTTTGCGGAAGTTTGCGCGAGTATTCCTCACGGAATCGCTTGTGTATGGGGTGCTGAATCTGTGCGCTTGTCCTAAACGGGCTGACCTGAAACACCACACCTTCCGAATCAATGGCAATAAATCCGGTGTGCGTCATGCCAACGGTAAAGCCTTCTCCTCGCAGATACATGGCAAGTGCGTTCATGTGCAGTAATATTGGTTTGCTCTCGTACCTCATGCGTATCTCACACTCGGCTTGCGAACATGCTCAACAGCAACTGCAAGGATTCGACGCGACTCCGGTACATGACCAATGAACTCATGCACTTGTTTGAGTTCTTCGGTTGTGACGTTCTTCAACATCGCTTCAGCCCACACATCCCACTCGGCAAACTCCTCCGCGCTGATCGGGGTGCAACGCTGTAGGTCGTTGCGGGTCTGCTCAACCTCGCGCTCCCCTACCAGGTTCTGTGGGATCAGAGCGCAGTACGCCTTGTGTATTGCTGATATATCAGGCTTCGAGTCGCGTACTAAACGGTGCTGGCGAATGCAACTTTGCAGTTTGTCCTGATGCAGTTGACCCCACTTCTCGTTCAAAATGCTCGACAATACAGGCTCAAGTCTCCACTTCGGCCACAGTTCGTCCATCAACTTTCGGTTGTCCATCCATGTAATTGTTGTCATACGCGAGAGTATATACATGTATCAAGAGTCGCGCAAATCTATGCATGTCACAACAACGTGCATACAACGTGATTTTTTTTCAGCGAGGCTCAATGCCGGTGCTAGAGCGGGGATGTAGATCGGAAGGAAAGGACGAGATTTTTCAAATCTCTTTCAATCCCAAACCTTTGCAGCCCGGCGGGAAGTGCAGGAATACCATGACCCCACTTTCGTGAGGTCAGGGAGTCAGCCCAGCCGGAGCCGTGCGAGGTTTCCCATGCAATGCGTCTTACCATTTCGTTGGGGGATCAACCAACCGCTGACCGCATTGAGGAGCGCAGCCCGTAGGCTGGCGCGGGATAGAGTCATGAGGCTCCCGCGTCTTTCATCCCTGATCCCCTACCGTGCCGGGATCTGTTTGCAGCATTCTTGACACTGGTGTCAGGTTCGGTAGAATGCGACCGCGCAGGAATATAAGCGACCGCATCATAGCACCCAGTGCGAAAGATGCAAGCGCACGAAGCGGAGCAGACTTCGGTTTGCTCCGCTTCTATTTGGTATACTCAAGCCCCCGGAAGCGCGGCGCGTTGATCGAAAGATCCGCGCCGTGTTTGTTTCCGGAGCAGGAAACACAGGTCAAATTGGAATGCTGACCGCATCGACACACTCACCAAACTATGTCGATCTGCATAAAGGTTCAAATTATTCATAGGTTTATGCAGACAGCAGCGCGTTTCCGCGCCCTGTCCCGTCGGTAGGTTCTGTTACCCCATTGCCTGGAAAACAAGGGGCGTACCTCACGGCCTTGTGCCTCGTCGCAAGTGGGAGTCTCACCCACATCTCCGCGTTGGCACTATACATCTATATTTTTGTCAACAAATTCATGTCAATGGCATTGACAGTCGATATACGTGGGGAGTACCTTGTGTCAATCAATGACGCGTGTCACTGATAACGCAAGCAGTTTGAGAGGACTGACACCGTGACTACCAAGTTCAAAGTTACCGTTACTGACGCACAAACCAACCCGCACCTTGCTCGTATCTACTGTGACGTTCTTGTCGCAGCCGCTCGCGAGATCAACGATGCCGTTAGCCAGCGCGTGATTCGCGCACACAACGAACGCGCTTGCGTTGACGTTGACAACGAGTTTGCATTTGACGCTTGCATTGACGAAATCTACGCGGCCGAGGCTGCGTTCCTGTGCGCTCACCGCGACACGGAGGTGACTCTGTGACCAAGCAAATCATGCAAATTGACGTTCTGTCGGAATGGGTTACCGATGACCAGGCTTCCGAGTACCTAAGCGAACACGTTGTCACCACAACGCTTGAGGTGCATTGGCAATATCACAAGCCTGGACACTATACCGGGGTGCAGGGCTGGGAACTGATCTCATGGAACATCCTTGAGATTGCGCTTGATGACGTTGAACTGACTGACCAAGACATTGTCCCGTCAAACTTCCCAATGGCCGAGGTACGCGCAGCCATTGAAGATGCGGAGCAAGTACGCAAGTACATTGCAGATCGTTCACCGGAGGACGCATGAACAAGTCAACAGACGGCAACGAGCCGCGCAGTACGCGCCGGCAAGCAACGCGGTGGGATACACAAGACGCAGCCTGGTCAGACATTCAACCCCGCCTAGGGACGTTAAACGCGTTGGTACTTGACGCGATTACTCAACAACCAGGCACTTGCGACGAACTCGAAATTCGGTTGTCATTGACACATCAGACTTGCAGCGCGTGTGTCAACAGCCTGATGAACGATGGACTAATTGTTGCTGACGGCAAGCGACCAACACGGTCAGGCCGAGCAGCGCGTGTGTGGACATTACCAATACCAACAACCTTGTTTGGGAGGACGGCATGAAAGATTGCATCAATATCGAAATGATTAAATTACTAGACAGCGCACTTACAGAATCGCTTGCCAACATTAAGATCCATCCGGAAACTCCTGAGTTAAGAGCCAAATTACGAAGCGAAATTGTCAATACACGCGACGCTATTGCCAAGCATCCAGCATTCAAACAATTAGTTGACATTGCTCTTGAATGGCTTGTGGCGCAGGTTGAACCTGAACGAACGCGATTGCAACTTGCAGAACAAAAACACAAAAACGAAATAGCAATTGCGCTTAAACACGTTGACAGTTTTGAAGCCGATTACGAATTAAAAAAAGCCGAGTTTGTTGCCGCTGACCCAGCAACAAGACGGATGCGAGTTTGGGCAGACGCTATTGACCGTGTGCTTCCGCTGCCAGAAGGACACAAAAACGGCTACACCTTTGACCAAGCAATTCGATCTCGCGGACTAGTAATGGCCGCGCTGGCTGGTATGACAAGCGTTGGCGCACCGATTGTCAAAGAGGAAACCAAATGAGCGATCACGAAAATAACCGTTGGGCGCAGCCGACAATGGAAGACGTTTCTTGGGAACACGCGACAGGCATCCCTGCGTTCCTCAACGAGCGCGGCATCAGGGAGGGGCTGGCAAAGCATGTCGGCTTGCCGGCAATGATTATTGTTGCTGGCGACCCCATGCTGCACCGCGTTGACGAGGGTGACGGCAACCCCGTGTTTCAGTACTGGCGGTCATCCGTTTACCTCGTCAGTTCAACGCCTACGGGGATTGAGGGAACAAGGTTCACAAGCCTGTGTGTTCGCGACCCAGATGACACTATTGAATCCGTGCGCGACGAACTGCTTAACAAGTGTGTCAACTTTATCACCAAGTGTGAACCTTCAACCAAGATCAAATATGTCTCCTAAATTACCAATCGGCTGCTTGACCGTGACCCTCCGCAAATGGGGTGACTCGGTCATCATCAATGACGAGGACGGCAATCAAATAGCACAGATCTACGCCCAGGTGCAAGGATCTGAAATCAACGACAGGATCAGGGTCAGCATCAGGGCTGAACAGAAATACCGAATCGTGAGACACAAGGACGGACTATGAGTACACCAACACCAGGCTATTACGAAACGCTGTTGAACGAGCGCGGCCTAGTCGTGACGCACTTACGCGCACAGATCAGGGACATTCAGCACCAAAGCAAGATGCTTGGTGTAATTGGCGGGGCATTAGAATCAGGCGCAAAGTTTGACCACCGAGCGGCTGCACTTGAAATTAGACAATTGCTTAACATCATCAACCGGAGAATCACATGAAGAAGATGCTGCCATATATCGTTGAGGGAATTCGGGCTGACAAGGAAGCGGGCATGCGACAGGTTGACATTGCTGTGAAGTACGGCGTGTCAACAGGTGCTGTGTCTCGCGTGTTGCGTGGTAGCCGGCACAAAGCCAAGGTTGCCAATGCCAACTCCTGACGATGGTTTTTGCGGCGTTCCTGCTGGGGGGCGTTCCCCCGGCAGGGACGTTTTATTACTTGAACTACAAATCAAATTGCTTGAAGCGAAACTTGCGAAAGCGCAAGCGGAAAGCGATTGTTTAAGGGAAACGATAAGAAGTAAATTTGTTGAAAAACTTGACAAGGTTTGGTACGAGGGTCAGGGATGATTGAGGTTGAAGACATCGTTGACCGCATCGCGACCTCTGAGTCAACCGATCCGCTGCTACTTGAAGCGTCTGAAGAAATCAAATACTTGCGGCTTGAACTTGCTCGCGAGATAGCCAACCGATACAAGGCGCGTGGAACCGATGATGATTGAATTCCGCGTACCTGGTGTCGCCGCTCCGCAAGGCAGCAAGAAGGCGTTCAGGACGCGAGGTGGACGCATTGCCCTCGTAGAGTCTTGCGCTCGCGTGAAACCCTACAGAGCGACCGTAGCCCTTGCTGCGCGTGAGGTGTGGGCTGAGGGCGCAACGCACGGGTCGGTGGGCGTGTCAATCGCGTTCACGTTTGTCAGGCCGAAGAGCCACTACAACGCAAAGGGTGTGCTTCGCGCCGGCGCGGCGACCCATCCAGGCAAGCCGGACATTGACAAATTGTGTCGGGCTGTCCTTGATTCCCTGACAGGGATTATCTACGCCGATGACTCGCAGGTCGTAAGTCTTGTTGCCACCAAGTCATACGGAAATACTGCTGAATCTCGCATTTCCATTTACATTACCCATTGACATTAGGATGCTAGGACGTATAGTCATCACATTGACACACGTTGTGTCAGTCGTGCGCGGCGTTTCGCGCAGTCACTAGAGAGGACTTCACATGCAGCGCAGCGAAACAATTGGAGAGTTGGCGAAGGCACTGGCGGCGGCAAACGGCCACATCAAGAACCCGAACTTGGACGCGGTCAACCCGCACTTCAAGTCACGGTACGCCAGCCTGGGTGCGATCATCAACGCGGTACGCGCACCACTTGCAGCGCACGGCATCAGCGCAGTTCAGACCGTTAGCAATGACGGCGGTTCGGTCGGCGTGACCACCACCCTGCTGCACTCAAGCGGGGAATGGATGGCCGAAACGATTTGGTCTGCCTTGCCTGACCGTGCAACGGTGCAGCAACTTGGCTCAAGTATCACCTACCTGCGCCGATACTCACTCGCAGCCATTACCGGGATTGTCGGCGAGGAGGACGATGACGGCAACGCCGGCAGCAGCAACGACCGTAATGACCGCCCTGAGCCTCGCAAGACGTTCAAGCCAACCGAAGCCAAGGGTGCGCCTGTTGCCGCTCCCAAGGTATCTGCGCCCCCTGCAAAGGCAGCACCTGCCAAGGCAGAGCCTGTCAAGGATCGGATCGTTGCCGATGCGTACCCCGAAGAGTACGCCGGGGTGTTTAAGATCCTGCGCGTAGTGGCGCGACCAGGCAAGCCTTACGCCATCCAGGCCGAGGGCGAGCATGGCATTGCTTGGATCGCGACCAGTGTAGTTGAGTACGCAAACTTGCTTAGTGACACTATTGGCAACTCCATCACACTCGACGTTGAGCGCATCGGCGACACCTTGCAGGTCATGCGCTGCCTTGGCAATGTCAAGGCTGTGAAAGAGGAGGTTCCTTTCTAATGTCGCTATACGCCATTACAACCGAAATGCAAACCATTCTTGATGCCGTGCTTGACGGCGGCATTGATTCAGTTGAAGCGCAGGACGCGCTCAACGAGCATCTCACGGGTCTTGATGTTGCCCTCGACAGCAAGGCCGAGTCCTATGCAGGATTCATTCGTGAGTTGGAAATGCGAGCGGAGTCGAGGGGCAAGGAAGCCTCTCGAATCCGTGCGCTCGCCGCTGCCGACGATGCGCTGGCTACGCGCCTTAAGGAAGGTTTAAAGGCGGCAATGGAAACCACTGGCAAACTCAAGATTGAAACCCCGCGTTTCAAACTGTCAATCGCCGGCAATGGTGGGAAGCAATCGCTTGAGGTAGACGATGCGTCTGCACTTGACCCGATCTTCGTACGAATTGTCCGTGAGCCTGATAAGGATGCCATCCGTGCAGCACTTGACTCAGGTGCTGAAATTGCGGGTTGCCGTCTGCTTCCACGCGGAACGAGTCTGCGAATCCGCTAGACTGAATCAGTCCGATCCTCTCCCCCTGCGTCGTAGCACCACACACTGCGGCGTAGGGGTTTTTTATTCCGTGCGCCTGTAGCCAAGTTTCCACAGCAGGTGCGCGATATCGGTAGCGGTCTTTGCTACAGCGTCTTCGTCGAGTTCGGGGCGAACAGCGTGCAATGCCTCGTGTATGACAGTATCTAGTCTGTCCTTCTCACACGGCCAGGTTGCAATGCGGATGATTCGACCGCGCACAACACCTGGGTCAACCATGTCGCCGTAGTCGCGCATGTTGTGAACGAATCGCAGCGTCCAATACTTGCCACCAAGTCGTACACGCATGGCGATACCTCAGTGTGCAAGAGTGAATTCGGGAGTCAACTGATACGCGGTTCTGCCGGGATGGTCGCCGTGTGGCTTGATCGTTTGCTTTGCAAGCATTAACTTCATCCACACCGCGCCGA